ATGCATCTGAAAAACATGAGTGCGCTTGACTCGCTGACAAAAGGCACGGCAACACGACAAGAAGCCGACATCATTATCGGGGTCATAAACGTCGCTGAGGCGCTTTGTATGCTTGGGGTAGGGTCAGAGTACCGTCAGCTAGTTTTAGACGCTTCTAGCGCCCTCTACGACGTTTGCAAGCGGTCTCTTGAGTTAAACGATAGGTTCATCTGCACCGGAGTTGAGTTGACGTCCATTAAGGTTGGATTTGAAGTCCACGACGCTCAGTTGGAGGTGTGTACCTTGGCGATGCTTGACAAAGCCTTAGACACAATCGCGGCTACATTGAAACAAAAAAAGGGGAAGATTATCAATGCCTAGAAAACTGGTACAGATTGACCATGCGATGCTCTGTAAAACAATTAGAATTTTTGAGTTTCAAGAAAAGAAATACAGCGCGCATGACTTGGCTGATGATTTGCAAATAGCCATTTTGACTTCTTGGAGGTGGTGTCGCGCTTTACACGCATATGACATCATCCATATCTGTGATTGGCGGCAAGACAAGCTAGGCCGTTATCAAACGCCTGTGTACGGCTGGGGTAGTAAATTAGACAAACCAAAGCCGCGCAAAACCAATTTAGACAGGCGGCTTGAGTACGAGCGCAGGAAAGAGGAGCGAAAGCAAGCAAGAGTAGAAAAGAAAGAAAGGGCAGAAGAAAATGCACGAATATCTGAAGGAGCAAATATATGTTGATTTCATGGTCGGTTTGGTTTTTATATTTATCGTTCATACTGTTTGTTTTTATGCTGGCGTTGCTTATGCACTCGCGTGCGGGTGACTACGAATGAGCACAATAAACAAACCACAAAACCCAGTAGCTTGGGTAACTTCCGAATCTCTGCGAAGTTTGCAAAGGGGTGGCAACAGAAAAGGTACTGTACCAGTTCACGGAGCACCAAGTTATAAGTCAAATTCACCTTTGTACGCAGAACCGCAAAAACGTGAATGGGTTGGGCTGACGGATGAGGAGATTGAAAAGTGCATCGCACTTGCAAACCCAATAGCAATTTTTGAAGAAGTTGAGGCCAAGCTGAAAGCGAAGAACACATGAGCAAAACACTAGCCAACAAAATATTAGATAGGATTCGTGATGGTGCAATCTACCCTCCCCACGTCGTTGACGAAGCCCTCAAAGCAACGGGCGACTTGGAAATCCCCATTTACTGATGAGCAACGCGCCCACTTTGAAAAGATTGCCGCACAGCAAAAGCGAATTGACGATATGGCAACGGCGCGTGAGTTGGTGCAGATGTTTTACGCCAGAGACAAGGCCGAGCGCAACACTTGGCTACGGGAGGCGTTAAACCGCATCGCTAGTAAGCGGGGTTCTGGGTACGCTAACACCATCCGTACGATGATGACAGCCGTTAGGGAGAACGAATTTGAAAATGACATTACGGAACAGCCAGCAGGGGGTGGAGCAGATGCGCCAACTGTGGGAAAAGATGAAGCCAGCGCTGGATAGCGGTGTTGCTTTGGTGGTTCAAGTTGACAAGGAAACCCGCACGCAAGACCAAAACGCGCTGTATCATTCCATCATCAACCAGATCGCTAAACAGGCTCGCCATTTGGGTTCTACTTGGGACACCGAATCTTGGAAGCGACTTCTGGTTGATACCTACACCAGAGAGATTGGGAAAAGTTCGGGGCAAGTCATTCCCAATTTGACAGGGGATGGTATTGTCCAATTGGGTCTTCAAACACGAAAATTTACAAAAGCACAAGCCTCAGAGTTTTCAGAGTGGTTGATGGCTTGGTGTGCTGAGAATGGGGTAACCATCCATGAGTAAGAAGTGCAAGTCCTGCGGCATCCCATTCACTCCTGTCAGGCCGATGCAAAAAGTGTGTAGCCCAGTCTGCGCTATGAAAGTCGCAAGGCAGGTGGTTGACAAGGCTGAAAGAAAAGAAACCAAGCTAAAGTTGGACGCCATGCAGACCAAGCCTCAACTGGTCAAGAAAGCCCAAACAGCTTTTAACGCTTACATCAGGGCGAGAGATGTGGGAAAGCCTTGCATAAGCTGTGATAAACCTTTGGACGGCGGCGCTAACACTTTTGATGCTGGGCACTATCGCTCGGTTGGCTCTGCGCCACATATGCGGTTTGTGGAGGACAACGTCCACGGTCAATGCAAACATTGCAACAACTGGCTGGCAGGCAACCACGTTGAGTACCGCAAGCGCCTACTGGAGCGAATAGGTGAAAGGCAATTGGAACTTCTAGAGACTGACGGTACTCTAAGGAAATACACCAAAGAAGCCTTGATTGAGATAGCCAGACACTACAACGAACAGGCTAGACAACTGACCAAAGAGGGTCTAAACTGAACCTACTTCTCCTTGTTGGTCTAACCAACTTACGCCTGCCCTTGCGGTGGGCGTCTTTTTTGGTAAAATAGTGAAAACTACTTGGGCTACCTATGGGCTTACTATCAATCGAAATTACTTCTGAGGAAGATGATGCGCCGCTAATCACGAAAAAGCAGAACGCTGAGACGCGCACTTTTGTGATGGAAAAATGGATGCTTGGCCCTGAAAAGACCAAGGGCGACAACTCTGATTACTGGCGTGACCTATCTGTTTACTGGCGCATCAGCCCAGACCAAGCCAAGCGCAACCTGTGCGCTAACTGCGAATACTTCAACGACAGCCCCGATATGCTTGCCAAGATGGACGTAGTGCCACAAGACAAGTTTGACGCCGATGGCGGTGGTCGCGGCTGGTGTTCCAAGTGGGAGTTCATTTGCCACAACTTACGCACCTGCAAGGCTTGGGAAGAAGGCGAGCAGGAAATGGAAGAAGGTTCAGATTACTCTAACGGAGAAAACGATGGGAACGACGAATCAGAAGATGCCTAAAGCAGGCAAGGCAAAGGTAGCCAAAACCATGCGTGAGTATGGCGAGGGTATGCTCAAGACCAGCTACGGCAAACCAGTCAAGAGCCAAAAGCAGGCGGTAGCCATTGCTATGTCTCAAGCCAAGCGGAAAAAATGAAGACGGGTCTCTACGCCAACATCCACGCCAAGCGTAAGCGTATTGCTGAAGGCTCTGGTGAGAAGATGAACAAGGCTGGGAGCAAGAGCGCACCAAGCGCAAAAGACTTTAAATCTGCCGCGAAAACGGTCAAGAAGAAAAAGAAGTAGCTATGCCATCCTTACTTGACGACCCAGAAGCCTACGCATTTGCCGCACAATTAGCGGAAGACCGTAGGCGCAAGCTAACCGACCAACAGGCTCTAAACGCCATCTTGCAAGGCGTTGGCGATTTGCCATACACCTTACTGGGCGCACCTGTTGAAATTGGCACTGGGTTGTTAAGGGCAGGCGGCATGGCTCAAGGTGAGCAAGTTGGCGGCATTGATTACATTAAGAGAAAAGCTACCGAGTTAGGTATTCGACCACCAGACTCTGATGACCCAACGATGCGTGATATGCGTATGGGTGCTGAGATTGCCATGGGCGGTGTTGACCCCACAAGAGTCGCAAGGGCAGGCGGCGCTGTCGCTGGTGCTGTGGCGAGAGAGGCAAAACCCATCATTGGCGATGCCTTAGAAAATTACATGGCAAAGTCTGGCTTGGCTCCAAGAATTTATCTGCCAACAACGCCAAAGTCCCCTAACCCATTGGTCGGCTCTCGGTTTGATAGTGATTTTATGGGTGGTCTTGCTGAAAAAAACATTATCAGGCCAGAGGACATACAAGGGTCTAGCGTTATTTTTACGCCTTGGGATAGCACCAGTAGGAACCAGTTAGTCAGGTCTGTTTCTGAGGTTGAGTTGCCGCAAGGGATTTTGACAACTGGCGGTCAAGACTTTGCCCGTGATTTAGAGCATATTGCGATGGGCGTCGGCGGCGCGTCAGGCAAGTCTATTGCAAAAAGAGTAATGGAAAGAGCAAAGAACGCCGAAAAAGAAAACTTGGCGAGAGGCGGCACTGGCAAGGTTTACATGATGCCTATTACGATGGGCGCGCGTGCTGAAGACTTCTCTACGATGCCGACAGACATAATGCTTGGCCTAGTAGATAAGGCCAAATTGAACAAAGACACGATTCAAAGCATTGATGACCGTATCCGAGCGCAGTTTAAAGTCAACAAAAATACCAAAGAAAAAACCTACCCGTTTGCTGAATTTGCTGGGATTATGACCGAGAAAGGGCGCAAGCAACTTGCTGGCAAAGAGCGAATTGTTCTAAAGGGTGGCAAGAAGGGCGGCACTAGCGGAGACCTAAGAAAAGCGTTTGCCGACACAATGCGGCTAAAGCAAAACCAAGAGGCGGCGCAGTACAACATTGAGGACTTGGTAACGTCAATCACAGACCCGTCCCTATTGAACGTCCCTAAAGGCTACGCTGGTAACACGCTGATTGAGATGCTACCAGACCGAGGGCTGTTGGCCTCAACCCACCCAGCATACGACACGGACTTTGCTGGGCTTTATGCAGGCTCACTTGGCAAAAACCTAAGAGCAGAAGACATTGCCCAAGAACGTTACGCCGCACTTGCACAGGAGATGGCGGGGCGTGAAGGAAATCTTCGGAATAACGTGCTAGGCGCTTTAGAGAAGCGGAAAGAAAATGTTGGCGAATTTATGGATGCAAGGGCTGTGGACGAGTTAAGCAGGCTACTCGGACTCTAACTCAAGTGCAAGACCGTGTAACATCGAGATTGCATCTGCGATTAGGTTTTGCTGAATCAACTCACTAGCGTCAATAAAGTCATCATCAACATCAATGTGCGGGCCAGTATCTTTAACTGTAATTTCAATTTTCATACAAACACTCCTTTGTAAATAAATGTAACACAACCACGGTATGAGGTCAACATGACAGTTAAACGAGGCAAGGAACAGTTCGCTGGCTACAACAAGCCCAAGAGAACACCAAGCCACTCTACCAAGAGCCACGCAGTACTAGCCAAGTCTGGTGACGAGGTAAAGCTGATTAGATTCGGTCAGCAAGGTGTAAGTGGCTCCCCCAAGAAGGAAGGCGAGTCAAGCGCATCCAAAGCACGCAGGGACTCATTCAAAGCTAGGCACGCAGAAAACATCTCAAAAGGAAAAATGAGCGCCGCTTACTGGGCTAACAAGACTAAGTGGTAATATAGAGACTCTATCAACATCACCAACCCAATAGGGAGTGAAACAATGAATAAACAAACCGAAAATAATCGCGGCAGACCCAAAGGGTCACCAAACAAGTCCACAGCGGCGGTTAGAGAGGCTATGGCGCTCTTTGCAGAGAACAACGTACACAAGTTCGAGGAATGGATTACGGACGTTGCAGAGGGCGCTGATGGCAGGCAAGCTGACCCAGCAAAGGCGGCTGACTTATTCCTAAAGGCCATTGAGTACCACATACCCAAGTTAGCCCGCACCGAGGTGACTGGCGAGAACAACGGCCCAGTGGAGATGAAGATTACATGGATGAAGTAATCGAAATCCAATACGCACCAAGAGCGCAACAACAGCAAATCCATGACCTGATTGACGCCAAGCGCTTTTCTGTCGTGGTGGCTCATCGTAGGATGGGCAAGACGGTCTCAGCAATCAACCATCTGATAATGAGCGCCGTTCTCAATAAGAATGAAGCGCCGCGCTACGCCTACATTGCCCCGACATACGGTCAAGCCAAACGAATAGCTTGGGACTATCTGGTCAAGTATGTGGAGCCACTAGGGGCGGTTGCCAACATTGCTGAACTGCGGGTGGACTTCTGGGGTCGGCGTATCCAGCTATACGGCTCAGATAATCCTGACTCACTGCGAGGCCAATACTTTGATGGCGTCATCTTGGATGAGATTGGCGACCAGAACCCAAAGATATGGACGGACATTATTCGACCAGCGTTGTCAGACCGAAAGGGTTGGTGTTCATTCATTGGTACGCCAAAGGGTCACAATCACTTTAAGGAACTGCGGGAGAGGGCTACCAAGGACGAGGGCTGGGGTTTGCTGGAGTTCAAAGCCTCGGAGACTGGGGTGGTTGACGCGCAAGAGTTAAGCGCCGCCAAAGCCGAGATGGGTGAGGATAAGTACCGCCAAGAGTTTGAGTGTTCCTTTGATGCCGCCGTGGAGGGTAGCTACTATGGTCAGATCCTTAATAAGCTGGAAGACGATAACCACATCCAAGACATACCCAGAGACGATATTTGTCGTACTATCACTGCTTGGGACTTGGGTATGGGTGATTCGACTTCCATTTGGGTGGCTCAAATCGCTGGCTCGGAGATTCGTCTCATTGATTACTACGAGAACCACGGGGTAGGCTTAGACAATTACGTCAAGTGGCTCAGAGATAACGATTACCACAAGACAGAGCATATCTTGCCCCATGACGTACAGGTTCGGGAACTAGGAACAGGCAAAAGCCGTTTGGAGGTACTTCAAGATGCAGGACTTGAGATTAGAGTTGCGCCGCGTATGTCTGTCGATGATGGCATCCAAGCCGTGCGCCGATTGCTACCAAGATGCTGGTTCAATGTGCCAAAGGTGCAAATTGGACTCAATTGCCTACGCAACTACCGTAGAGCCTACGACGAAAAGCGTAAGATTTTCTTTGAGCGCCCACTACATGACTGGTCAAGCCACGGCTCTGATGCCTTTCGGTATCTCGCTATTGGCTTAGACGAAACAGCGTCAACGTGGGGTGAATCTATTAACAAACCAGCAAGGTGGGTCGTTTAATGTACTTAATGCCGCAAGGGAATACCGAGGCCAGATTGAAGCAAATGGAACAGCGTTTACAGGTTGTGGAAAATCTGTTAAATGACTTACAATTAAGCAACAAGCCAAAGCGGGGCAGACCGCCAAAGGAACAAGATGGACACGAATCAGCTAAAGGCGATTCTCGAAGCCGAGATTGATGACGCCATTGGTTTTATAGAAACCGAAACAGTATCAGACCGCAAGTACGCCTTGCAGTCTTACCTACGTCAGCCTTACGGCAACGAGGTAGAGGGTAAGTCTTCTATTGTTACTGGCGAGGTCGCAGAGGCCATTGATGGCGCTTTACCTGCGTTGGTGCGTATCTTTACAGCCTCTGATGAGGTTGCTCAGTTTGACCCAGTAGCCGCTGGTGATGAGCCAACCGCCAAGCAAGCTACCGATTACTGCAACTACATCTTGTTAAAAGACAACGATGGCGTGATGATTTTCCATGACTGGTTCAAGGACGCGCTGTTGCAGAAGAACGGCATTGTTAAGGCTTACTGGGAAGACAAAGAGGACGTTACCAAAGAATCCTACGAGGGCTTGAGTGACGATGAATTAGCGATGCTAATGAGCGACAAGGAAGTCGAAGTAGTAGAGCAGGATAGTCAAGAGTTTCCCGTCTTAGACCAGATGGGTATGCCTGCGGTTGGCCCAGATGGTATGCCAATGATGTACGGCATACACAACATCACGGTCAAGAAGAAGATGAAGTCTGGTCGGGTGCAGGTTGAGAATGTCCCTCCAGAGGAGTTCATTATCAGCAAGAAGGCGCGCAAGATGGCAGACTCGCCATTTGTTGCACACCGACGCATTATCAGCCGTGGTGACTTGATTGCTATGGGCTTTGACAAGGACGTGGTTGAAGGTTTGCCAATTGGCGACACGTTGACCTACAACCCAGAGCGCGTTATCCGCTATGAGCAGAGCGAACAGCCTGAAGACAACCAAAGCCTTGACCCTGCGATGCAGGACATTGAGGTCTACGAGTGCTACATCCGGGCTGACATGGATGATGATGGCATTGCTGAGTTGCGCCAAGTCTTTTACGCTGGCAACGAAATTCTGAGCGAAGAAGAAACGGACTATGTGCCGTTCTACTCCATTTGCCCGATTCCAATCCCTCACAAGTTCTTTGGGCAGTCATTTGCTGACCGCACCACAGACATTCAGCTAATCAAGACGACTATCCTGCGTCAGATGTTGGATAACCTGTATTTGACCAACAATGCCCGAGTGGTGGCGGTTGAAGGTCAAGTCAACCTTGATGACCTATTGACCAGTACGGCAGGCGGCGTTATTCGCGCCAAGTCACAGGGCGCTGTACAGCAGTTAAATGTGCAGTCTATTGCGTCTCAGTCATTCCCGATGTTGGAGTACTTAGACCAGACAGCGGCGAAGCGCACAGGTGTTTCTGATGCGTCTCAGGGCTTAGACCCAGCCATCCTGCAAAACGTTACTGCGGCGGCTGTCGCCTCCATGCAACAAGCTGGTGCTGGCAAGATTGAGATGGTTGCGCGCATCTTTGCTGAGACGGGTGTTAAGGACTTGTTCAAAGGCATCATGCACTTGGTTACTAAGTACCAGAACAAAGACCGCATCATTCGTTTGCGTAACGAGTACATCCCCATCGACCCGCGCACTTGGGCGACCGAGTACGATATATCTGTGAACGTTGGCTTAGGCGCTGGCAACCGTCAAGAGCAAATGGCGATGCTGAGTATGATTGTGCAGAAGCAAGAGCAGTTGCTTGGTGCGTTTGGAATGGCTAACCCTTACGTCAGCCCTGCCCAGTACCGCAACACGCTTGGTCGCATGGTTGAGGCGGCAGGCTTCAAGGACTCTGCTGAGTTCTATAAGGCTATCCCTCCAGAGATGGATCAGCAATTGCAGAACCCTCCTCCACAGCAACAGCAGGCCGACCCAATGGCTCAGGCGGCTATGGCTAAGATGCAGGCTGATATTCAGGCGTCACAGGCTAAAGCGCAGGCTGACCTGCAAACCCAGCAAGCCAAGGCACAGGCTGACATTCAGTTGGCACGCGAAAAGGCGGCGGCTGACTTGCAACTCCAGCGTGAGAAGTTTGCCGCGCAGATGGACTTTGACCGCCAGAAGCTAGTGGCTGAACTGCAAATGAAGCAACAAGAGTTCGAGGCTGAAGTGCAGATAAAGGCTTCTAAGGTCGCCGCTGGCATTACTTCTAACGTTGAGATTCCGGGCTAATACTATGGCAGATAACTTTGCATCATATTTTCCTGTAACTGTCACAGGTGGTACAACCAACCCGATGGCAGGTGCTGAGACGGTGCAAGGCCAGAACCCACAGGCATTAGGGTTAGACCCTATATTAGCGGCAATCCAAAGCCAATATACTCCACAGACATTCACACAATCAGGAGGTAGTTATGGGGCTGGAAGATTTATTGATGATGGTTCTAGCGTTGCTGGAGTTGGCTCGAATTTAGGCGGCAACGTTGCGCCGTCTTGGTTTAAGCAAGGCGACTTTGATTTGGCTAGTTTTCAAAAAGCACTGCCATCTGAAGTTGTAAACAAAATCTCGACTGGAGACCTTTACGGCGGCGAGGGCGAGAGCGCGGTTGGTAATGTTGGAAACCAAGCGTGGATGGATGACCCGTATTCTGGGTTGTTTAACCAAGTACCTAACAGCGTTATGTCGTTGTTTGGTAGGGCGGTTCCATTTGCTGGTCTTGCGCTTGGGGCGGCACAAGGGTATAGCGGAGCAACAGCCGCAAACGCTTTGCAAGCGGACATGGAGGCTTGGGGCGGTCAGCCTAACGTAGCCGCTGACCCAGTCACGTCTGCGCTTATGGGGGCGTTTGGACAGACGCCTGAAGGCTTGGAGAACGCGCTTGGTTTTGCTAGTAACTTTGCTGACTCTGCCGCTATGGTGGGTTATATGGACGCGGTATCAGACCCGTCCGTTCAAGCAATTACAGACGCAGTAATGACGGCCCAACTTGGTCAAACCTCTAACTCATATTCGGCTAACGAATATGGGGTTACGGCGGCATCAATTAGCAATGCTATTGAGTCTAATGTTGCCTCTGGTATGACTAAGGGCGAGGCTGTTCAATCCGTTGCGCTAGAGATGGGTGTTCCTGCGTCTTATGCGGCTACGTTATCAGCCAACTTAAACACGCAAGACCCAATAGGCGCTTTGATTGCCAACTTAGAGGCAAGTACACCTGCCGCAATTGCTAGTCAGCAAGCGCAATCACTTCAAAACGCTTTGAATGCTTGGACGGAATCAGAGACAGCGGCGGCTGGCGTCACAGATGCACCCTACGGCGGTTCTGTCACCGACGGCTCTGGGGGTGTTGTTACTGATAGTAGCGGCAATCCAATCGCATACGGCGAGGGACACGCTAATGCGGCGGCGGCAGACGCGGCGTCACAGGCGGCGGCTGAAGCGGCTTACGCTGAGGCGGCGGCGGCAAACGCGGCGGCGGACGCCTCGGCATCAAGCGGCAATGTCAGCATAGGAGGTCAAGCCGCCGCATCAGGCTCGGGTCACGGCCCAGATGGAGCCACGGCTCCTGATGCAGTAGATGCGCCCTCTGGGGATGGCGGCGGCGATGGCGATGGCAGTTGTGTTATAGCTACGCACGCCGTAAACAGCGGGAACTTTACAAAGCGAGAAAAACAAAAGGCTGTTGTGTGGTGCGTTAAGACCTTGCATAACCGCTGGTGGGGTGAATCAATCCGTAGGGGATACAGATTTTACGGCAATCGCGCAATTAAGTCTGGCGAGGCTCACCAGTATTACGACGAGTTTAGGGACTTTGTTCGGTTTGCCACGGGGACAAAGCGCAATGCCAAAACAGCTAAAACATTTTTGTGGCGCTCTGTGCAGTTTTTTGTTACTGGCCTGTTTCTGAAAGAGGATTGATGCTAAAAAGCGAACGCGCTCAACTACTGCTAGAGGACGAGTTTTTCACAGAAGTCATCAATGATTTGAAAAACTCAAAGATTAGTGACATAATAAGCACTAATGAGGGCGATGTAGAGGCAAGGGAACGTGCTTACACCGTCATCAAGACTCTTGACTTAATCATGGGACATATTGAAAGCCTAGCGGCTGACTCCAAGATTAAGGACAAGAAGTGGAAGATTTTGTAACCGTATGGGTTGCAACCGTTAGCAGACGGATTCTGTTGATAACTGGACTGACTTATGGATGACACCAACCCTAACGGGAGTGAACCATTAAATGTAAATTCTGCGGCATCTGCCTTTCTTGGGCTGATGGGTGATGACAGCGGAGCCGATGAAGGCCAACCTGCTGGAGAACCCGTAGACGAGAATGACGATGTTGTCGAAGCATCTGACGAAGACTCAGAGGTGGAATACACCGAAGAATCGGATGAAGATGTGGAAGAAGCTGTTGATGCTGAACCTGAAACCCAAAAGTTTAAGGTGAAAGCGGCTGGCGAGGAGGTAGAGGTTGACCTCGATGAACTCATTAGCGGCTACCAGCGTAGCAAGGATTACACTCAGAAGTCACAAGCACTAGCCGACCAGCGCAAGGAAATTGAAGCCGAGCGTGCGAAGGTATCAGAAGTGCAAAAAGAGCGTGAGGTCTATGCCCAGCGCCTACAAGCAATTGACCAGTTCCTTGGTCAGCAAATGGGCAATGAGGTTGACCTGACAACTCTAAAGGAAACAGACCCAATCGGCTATGCCGTGAAGGTTGCCGAGCGAACTGAACTTGAGAAGCGCCGCGCAGTAATTAACACAGAACAGCAACGCCTTGCCGAAAAGCAACAAGCCGAGCGTAATGAGCAGTTACAGACGCACTTGCAACAAGAGTCCCAGTTGATGACGCAGGCTATCCCAGAGTTAGCTGGTGAAAAAGGAAATAGCGTTAAGAAAGAAATAATGTCTTACGCTAAGTCCATTGGATTCAGAGACCAAGAGTTGAGTGCGATTTATGACCACCGCGCCGTGTTGTCTTTGTATAAGGCAATGAAGTACGATGCTTTACAGAAGTCTAAGCCTGAAGCACTGAAACGAGTGCAGTCAGCACCTAAGACCATGAAGGCAGGTTCTTCAAACCCTCCTACCAAGTCATCACAAGATAAAAAAGTGATGCAGAAGTTGCGTCAATCGGGCAAAGTCCGTGATGCGGCAAATGCTTTTGAACGATTCTTGTAATTTTTTGGAGTATCAAAAATGGCTACCTATCAAACATATACCGCTATCGGTCAGCGTGAAGACCTGTCAGACATTATCTACAACATCAGCCCCACTGACACGCCTCTTATGTCTTCCATTGGCAAGACTAAGGCTACGGCTGTCTACCATGAGTGGCAAGTAGACTCACTCGCAGATGCGTCACTAAGCAACGCCGCTGTTGAAGGTGCAGATGCGACTTCCGCTACTATGGGCGTCACGACCCGCGCTGGCAACCGGACCCAAATTTTCCAAAAGACCGTGCAAATCGCCGGGACGTTGGAAGCTGTGGACAAAGCTGGTCGCAAGTCTGAAAAGGCTTACCAGTTGGCTAAAGCCTCTAGCGAAGTCAAGCGCGACATGGAATTGACCCTATTGAGCAACCAAGTTGCATCAAACGGCAACAGTTCTACTGCTCGCACAATGGGTGGTTTGCAGTCATGGTTGAACACCAACGGTGATTTCGGTACTTCTGGCGTGGCTGGTGCTAATGGCACTACTGCTCGCGTTGACGGTACTGACCGCACTTTTGACGAAGCTACCCTCAAGACTGTTGTCAAGGAAGTCTACCAGTCTGGTGGCAACCCCAAGGTGCTGATGGTCAACCCTGCTCACAAGCAGTTGGTCTCTGCCTTTGCTGGTATCGCCGCACAGCGTTACATGGCTCCTAGCAACGAAGCAACGACCATCATCGGCGCGGCTGACGTTTACCTCAGCGATTTCGGCTCGATGTCCGTCGTTCCTAATCGTTTTATGAACGCCGCCAACTCTTGTGATGAGACGGCTTTTGTTATCGACCCAGATATGCTGGCAATTGCCTACCTGCGTCCTTTCTCAACCAACGAATTGGCTAAAACTGGTGACTCTGAGAAGACTCAGTTGATCTGTGAAGCCACTTTGGAAGTTAAGAACGAGGCCGCACACGGCATCATTGCTGACTTGTCATAAGTTGAAGCGATAGGAGAGAAGCCTCAGATCACAAGTCTGGGGCTTTTTTCTTTAGCAAAATACGGCTAAAATATCAATATGGAAAATACTGAATTTCGTAGAACGGTTGCTCACGCTGATGGCGATGGTGGTGTCATCTACGAAACACGCCAAGACGTAACCGCAATCATTGAGCAAAACAAAAAAGAGTTTAATCAGTACGATGAGCGTGCCAAGTGGTCAGGCGAGGTTTATGGCAACAAGGTGGCCTCTATCCCGTTGACTGTTATTGATGACCTAAACAAGCAAGGCATCATGCGTGGATTCCATGTGTTAGACGAGAAAAGATTTCGTTCATGGCTAAATAATCCTGACAATCGTTTCTTCCGAACAAGATCGGGGACTATATGAGTCTTACCAACTATTCAGACCTGAAAACGTCAGTCGCCAACTACTTGGCTCGCACTGACCTAACAGATCAAATACCAGACTTTATTCGTTTGGCTGAGTACCGTATGCGCCGTGAGGTGCGTATTCGCCAGATGCTGAAGTCAGTAACAACGACAACAGATTCAGGAGACTCTACGGTTGAAATGCCATCAGACTTTCTTGAGGTTCGTGACTTTGTAGTTGTTGGCAATCCTACACAGTCGTTGAATTATTTTTCGCCGTCTGCGCTTTCTCGCAACGCAAACAGTTCAACAAGCGGAAAGCCAATTGAGTACACTATTTTGGCAGATGAGTTTCAGTTAGCACCAATACCAAGTGCCGTCTACACGGTTCAGCTACTGTACTATGCCGCACCAGAACTCTTGGGGGATGCAAATGCGTCTAATGTGTTTATGGCTAACGTTCCTGATATGTTGCTGTACGCCTCATTGATTGAGGCCGAACCCTACCTAATGAATGACGCTAGGTTGCAGACATGGATTGCCATGTATGAACGCGCCTCGGCTTCAGTCACAAAGTCTGACGAATCAAGTCAGTATTCTGGTGTCCCACTAGCAATTAAAGCAGTTTAAGGAGTTTTCTATGTCTGCAATGAGTAATTATTTAGAAGACGCATTGGTAAGCGCTACCTTGCGTAACACAGCGTACACAAGTCCAGCTACCGTTTACGTCGGTCTGTTTACATCTGACCCAACCGACGCGGGTACTGGCACAGAAGTTTCTGGAGGCTCTTATGCTAGGCGTCCAGCAACGTTTGCCGCGCCGTCAAACGGTGTGTCAGCAACCGATGCTGATGTTGATTTTGCTCAAGCCACTGGTGCATGGGGTACAGTCGGATGGTTTGGCATTTTTGATGCGTCATCTTCTGGCAACTTGATGTATCACGGCGCTTTAGTCACCAGCAAGGCTATTGAGATTGGCGACTCTTTCAGCATTTCATCAGGCAACTTAACAGTTACATTGGCTTAACATGGCAGATGTTTGTGGCCCATTTTCGCTAGAGGATTTAGACCGGTTTGGTAATCTGGATTCTTTAGCGTTTTCGCTTGACAGTGGAGTTTGGGATACAGCCTGTATTTACGATGGGTCTGCGTCGGTTGACGGCTTGGCCTCAACTAGCGGCGCAGGAATACGCAACAGAACGTCTAGCGCCTCTGTAAGCGCATTTGCGGCAAGCACCCTTAATGCGTACAGGAACAGGTCATCTAGCGCCTCTGTAAGCGCCTCTGGCTCTGTTTCAATTGACTATTACAGAACCAGAACATCTAGCGCTTCAATTAGTACAGACTCATCTACGAGCGCCCTTGGCGGAATGGCATTTTCTGGTATTGCTAACTTAGTTGCCAGTTCAAATGCTTATGCCCAACTTTACGGCGCGTTAAGTTCTTCTGGCAGTGCCTACGTTCAAGGTAGTGTGTTGTGCAACGGTCGCATCATTGGCGAGGACTGGATTAACGTTCCTGCTAGTTCTAATACATGGACACCAGTTTAACTAGGGAATAATACATGGCAACCCAGCGTCTAACATTTGGAGAGTGGCTACCAGATCAGCCTGCAATCTCTGGCGCTTTGTCAGAGGCCAAGAACGTCATCTCTCAGTCTATTGGGTATGGCCCTTTGCCTTTGCCTGTTGAAGTTGCCTCTAGTGTCGGTGAGACCCTGTACACCATGCACACAGCACAGACACCGACAAACCAGTCTTTGCTATATGTCGCTGGAAGGGCTAACGTATATAAGGTTTCTGCCATCGGTACGGTCACAAATGTCTCTGGCGGCTCATACGCAACGCCATCAGGAGACAGAATTAGGTTTACACAGTTTGGTCAAAGCACCTTGTTTACAAACAACGCAGACAAAGTTCAATCATTAAGCGTAACGTCTGGCGGCAATTTTGCTGATGTAGATGCTGGCGCACCAGTTGCAAAATATATTACGGTTGTTCGTGATTTTGTCGTGGTTGCCAATACTTTTGAGTCTGGTGCGCGCTACCCCACACGCATCCGTTGGTCTGGCATCAACGATGAAACTGAGTGGGCGTTTTCGCAAACAACACAAGCAGATTACCAAGACATTCCTGATGGCGGCAATGTGGTCGGCATTAGGGGTGGCGAGTTTGGTTTGATCTTGATGGACAACGCTATTTATAGAATGTCCTACGTTGGGACGCCATTTATTTTCCAGTTTGACAATATCAGTCGCGGAACTGGATGCCGCGAGGAGAATTCTATTGCTCAATATCAGGGCATTACGTTCTTCTTGTCAGATGACGGTTTCTATATGTGCGATGGACAGACAGTCAAGCCCATTGGCTCTGAGAAGGTTGATCGCCACTTTTTTAATGTTGCTCAAGTAAATAACCTTTCGTCAATGTCAGCCGCTGTTGACCCGATACGCAAGTTGGTGATTTGGAACTTTAGCAACATCAACGGCGGTCGGTCATTGCTGATTTATAACTTTAAAACAGCAAGATGGACAAACGCTGATGGCATCGTTGACTATGTTTCTGATGCTTCAACAGGCGGCGTAACTCTTGAAGACTTGGACAATATTTCTACCTCAATAGATGCGCTTGGGCAGTCTTTAGATTCGTCTGCGTTTATTGGTGGTCAGCATTTCCTTGGTGGCGTTAAAGACCAGTCCGTATACTCTTTTACAGGCTTGCCTAGAGATGCTGAGATTATTACTGGTGACATTGGTGCTAGTAACTCGGTTGTAACATTGGCTCGGCCTCAGATTGATAACGGCTCTGCTACGGTGTCCGTGGCGTCTAGGGCGCGTTTAGACCAGCCATTAACGTATTCCACGCCAGTTGCGGCTACATCGGAAAACAGGGTTGCTTTGCGTAGCGCTGGCAAGTACCATCGAATTAAAGTCAACCCCACAGGAGACAATTGGCTTAATGCCGTTGCTGTTGATGTTGACATTGCCCCACAGGGCGGTCGCTAATGTTTCGTACAGTCCCAGTATTCGGTGCTGACCAACGCGCAGTTTCGGAGGTTTTGCGTGGAGCCATGAATGGCAAGACGAACAACCACGGCACTATCACACTGGCAACGGGTAATGCAACCACTACAACGCTGTATGACGAGCGCATAAGCCCAGACAGTAAGATAGTAGTGATTCCGTTTTCTGATGCGGCAGAGGTCGATTCAGCGCCTTATGGTGAGTTTACAAACACCAGCGGGCAGACTGCAACGAGTAGCGCAACTGTTGATTTGATTGTATTTGATTCAACAGAGTCTTCAAGCGGAATATATCTTTCTGATAGCACAAAAATATATGTGCTAAATGATGGTATGTATAGTTTTCAATACACAATGCAGTTAAAAAACACCGTAAACACTGTTGAAAGCGCAGACATCTGGATACGAAAAAACGGAGTTGATGTAGTTCACTCTGCAAGCAGGTTTGGTTTAGCCGCGAGGAAGTCGGGAACCATACCCTTTTACCTTGTTGGCATGAGTGAAAAAAACATTGAACTAAGTGCTGGCGACTATGTGCAAATTGCAGGCTCTGTCACAGATGTTGGTGTTGAACTCGACTACTACGCCGCTGATTTGACCATC